AGTAGCATATGCTGATACGATACTAGTTGCGGCACCTGCATTAGTCATTGACAACAATTGTGCTGGATTGTTTGTACCATTATCAACTGCGGCAATACCAATTGATGCATTTGCTACTGTCTTGATGAATCCGCCCGATGAACCTGGAATCGTCAAGTTACCATCTGTGCCAAAGTCCCATAGATTAGGTCCAGCGTTACCACCATTTTGTCCTACTGCTATTCTAACAATACCTGATCCTGAAGTAGGATTAGCATATACTGCCGCTATATTACTAGTGCCGACGTTGCCAATATCTTCTACCCAAAGACTTGATACACCACCGTTACTACCACTTGATACTGATAGTAATGGTAGATCAGGATTTGATTGTAATAATGCAACATTTGATCCAAATACATTTGTAAGACCATTGATTACTAGATTGCCCGGCAATGTTAGATTACCATCTGTGTCAAATGTCCACATAGCATTACTACTATTACCATCATTACTGTTGATAACAACATTACCTGTGTTTGCTAACTTAACATATAAGTTATCACTACCTAAGAACAACTCGGTTGCATACAAGTTTCCACTTGTCATATGTATATGGTCACCGTCAGCCGCTGTTGGATATATTAATAACTGTTGATTGGCAGTAGTTCCACCTATTGGTTTTAAAGCAATAGCACTACCACTAAGTGCGCCGTCTGGAATGTTGGTTTCATAAACAATACTGCCTAATGGTAATGTTAAGTTACCAGTGGTATCAAAGGTCCACTGTGCTGAGTTTCCGGTGGCATCATTGCTGCCAATTTGGACGTTGCCGGTGTTGACCAGTTTTACATATTTGCCGTCGTCACCAAAGTATTGATCAAAATAAGCATTGTTGCCTGTGTCAAGGTGCATGTGTGTGGCAACATCGCCACCACGCACTCTCCAATATTGTAAATTGCCCACGCTTTCGGTGCCTGGAGCAAGATACAATCCGCTGCCGCCATACTGATCGCCAGTGCCTATGACTGCTTGATCGTTGAATGTCACATTGCCTGTGTTGCCACCACCACCAATTGATACTTGTGTGCCGTTAGCATAGTTAACCGCAAAAGTATTACCTGGTAATCTTACGTTTCCGGTATTGTCAAATAACCAAGCATATGTTCCGCTGCCAATTTCTACATTACCGTATGCAGCCTGACTATTACCTCCCCCACCTGCGATTTGAACGGCTCCACCTTGACCATCTCCGCCATAACCTCCCTGGAGACTAGCAGATCCGCCCTCAAGTGCACCTGACCCGCCGGTCATACTAACTTGCCCACCGTAACCATTCGCACTTATACCACCATTAATTGTTACGGCACCACCATAATCAAATCCATCGCCGCCATCGATATTGACATAGCCACCAGTACCGGCTGAAACATTGTCAGCATCGCCAGCGTAAATCTTTATGTCACCGCCATTAGTATCTGCGTCACCACCCCATACATAAACGTCACCGCCTTCACCTGTACCGTTACCACGTTGACCTTGAATGATTAATCGTTCTGCGCTAACATTTGCTGATGGAGTAGGACCAGTGATGATTGATTGTAGATTTGGATTACCAAACTGTAATACTTCACCTGATTGAACACCCCCGTTGTGTAAGTCAACGTTTGCTGTTGGGAATGTTGTAGTACCATCAGTACCAAAGTTCCAAGTCTGTGTACCACTGACATTACCAGCCTGTATGGCCACATTACCGCCCGGTAAAATAGCGACATTGGCTTCTTCATCTGTGCCCAAAATCACAGCGCCTGAATACCCACTTCCGCCAGAAATATGAATGTCTGGACCAGCAGTCAAGTAGATATCTAAATATGCACCAGCATTAGCAGGGTCTGGTTGTAAATGTAAGTTACCTGTACCAATGACATTAATATCATCAAATGTCACATTGCCTGTGTTAGCACCGCCGGCTACTGCCGCAAACACGCCGTTACCATATAGTACATTGCTGTTGCTGCTATCAAGATTGACAGAACTCACGTTACCCAAGTTGTTCGCGATGACATTTCCTGTAATCGTAAAGTACCCACTTACATTTGCGCCAGTTCCTGTGACCACGAATATGTTCGCATTACCTGCCACTGATGTACGGACGTTTGAATTTGTGTCTACTACTACATTACTTGTTCCCGCATCGATTGATGTTCCACCTGATACTGTAAGATTTGACAATAATCCGCCGTCGCCTATAAAGTAGTTGGCACTCGCAGTGTTGCCTAAAACTGAAACACCTTCGACTGTGAGATTACCTGAGAGTTCTAGATCTTCTATCGTTAGATTAGCGGGCAGATCGATAGTAAGTATTTGTGATGAGCTAGGAATTAGAACGTAGCTTTCATCACTTGAGCTACCGAGCACGCCAAGAGATAAGGTGCTGGTTTGAACCTGAATGCATGCGATGTCTGCTTCGATCACTACTGTGCCGGTAGAAGCGCCTGTTCCGCCTAATTCTATACCTTGACCCGCTACTACAGAAGTAACGCCAGCTCCAGTGCCGGTGTAGAGTTCAGTAAAATTTTGCTGAACTTTTTCAAACGCTGTTCTTATAGCATCAGCACTTGGATCATCTGGAAAACTGCCAAAGTCAATATTACGCTGGCTCACATACTACCTCATTGAATCAATATTGTATTTATCATCAAGGCGTACAAGTTGATTCATCAAAAAAAAATGCCCCGACTAGCGGGGCATAATTTCATGTTAAGTAGATCTTATCTGATCCCGCAAAGTTTCTGCCAAGCAGCGATTGAGCCTTTGCTTTCATGAAAACTATCGGCACCTGTTCTGGCGGTTTGTCCAGCGATAACAGGTACAGTAGTTTGTCCTGTTGACTTGCGTCCATTCAAACCAGCAGTGATAACATTTGTCATAAAATCAATGTCTGCTTCAAATGCTTCATCAGTACCTTTCTTACCTGCGTCGTTTGCCCATTCAGTAATAGCAGTTGTTGAAGAAATTCCTTTCTCCATGATACCATTAAGTAGTTTTACCAATCGATTTACATCTACGCCAGGTGGGAAATATAGATGTACCCCAACATTGCCGTCGTCTTCTTTTTCAATAGGTGAATCGAATCCAAGTTGATTTATGATCTTGCTCAAAATATCAAGATAATTAGTTTTCTCTGAAGTTTCGATACGATCTGGTAGAAAACGAGCAGTCGCTGATGCGCCTACTTCCATATTAGCTTGATTTATTAACTGAGTATAATCTGGTATATGAACAACGTTGTTTTTATCTACATAAATCTTGTCTTCGAATCCAAAAATTCCTTCTTTCATATTAAGTGCCAAGGCTGAATCAATTTCTGCACCTTGTGCATCTGCTTCGATATTACCTTCACCGTCGCCTTCCGCAACTTGAAATTCACGTTGATCATCGGTTTCCATTTCTGATACTGCTTCGCAACCGCAAGAACCTTCGTCAGATTCCTGTTCGTAATCTTCGCCGTTCATTTTCTTCATGAGTGCGAGCATACTTGTACGATCATCCGGCTGATGAGAGGGTGCACCATAATCACTGTGAACTACTGCAACAGCAGGCTCTTCATGCTTTTCTTCAGCACTTAGCCCGCCTAAACCTACCTTCTTAACGAAGTCAAGCAACTGAGCCGCATCATCATCAGTAGCATTTACGCTTACTGAATCACCTTGCATGCCAGGTTGACCTGTGCTGACTGATACTGAGAGACCTTCGTTTAATAGATCGTTTAGTTGCTTGTCTAGAGATTCAAACATGTCATTTGAGTCTTCTTCCATAGACCAACCTTCATCTACTTCGTCTGTCTTGAATTCCTGACCGAAAGCATTGAATTTGTTTTTACCTGCACGTTCTGCTTTTTTATCCATGTGGCTGATATATTCACCGCGGCTCATTTCTTCAAGATCTGCCATCATTTCATTAAGTTCGTCATCATGAAGCATCATTTCATCTAGCGTCCCATACTCAGACTCAGCCAAACCCAAAGCTTCCAGATTATTAAACACTAGCACTGATAAGTGCTTCAAATCAGTTGGTTGCTTGCCAACCATGCCTAGATATCTTGACACATGCCTATCAATGTTATTAGCTGTTATTCCCGGTGTACCTTTTAATTTGTCTGTTATCTTTTTAGCAGCCAGATCGTCGCTGATTCCTACTTGAGATAAATTTTCTCCCATTGCTTGTGATGCCATACCAGGAACTGTTGCTGGCATAGACATTTCGTCCATGTAAGTATCACTTTCACCTACTACTAGTCCTTGAACAGGCATCATGCCATAGCATTCGTCTAGCCCACACTTATAGCCTTCATAATATTTCTTGGCTTCTTCCATGTTTTCATAGTGCTTAACGCGACAAGACTGTTCTCTCAGACCGTGAGCATATCCTTCTTGGTATGCAGCTTTTAATTGTGGATTCATAGATTCTTTTACTTTCTTTTTCTTTTTAGCTTTATCTTTCATTTCATCGTATGCGATGTCTTTAGCTACTTTCTTGCCAGCTTTTACAGCTTTAGAAATTTTAGTTTCTGACAAATTATCTTTGATTTTCTGCATACGTTTTTCTAACTCAGCGATAACCTCATCATGTGTAGCACGTGGGCGCATGCCTAAATGTTTAGCCCACGCATTTTTTACGCTACCAATTTTACTGTGGCGCATGCCCAGCTTCTCCAAACGGATTGCGCCCTTGGCCGCAGCCATCTGCACATATTTAATACCCTCGGGCGTGTTGATTATTACTGGTTCATCCATTGGTGATTCTAGAACCGATCTACTACGTCCGGCGCCTAAACCTGCACCTAAGTCTACTTGTGAACCGGGAATTTCTGCTTCTTTAATTTCTTTGGCAATTTTATGTGCTTTTTTAATTACTTTCTTTGGCAAATCTTCAGCGTGCTTGGCAGTAATACCAGCTGCTTTTTTAGCAACGGCCATGCCTACTGCATATGGATTTTTTACTTTTTTTGCTTCGTTCATTTTATCATTTCCTGTATATTTTCTCGCTGCCTTTTCGGCTTGAGAAATATCTGTTGTTCTGAGTGGGCTAGGTGCTCGCATACCTGGAGCTTGAGTTTTAAACATTACCACGTAATCTTCACCCTGCTTATACACATCTGCCATTCTATGATAATCCATGCTTTCATCATCGTCTCGTGTTTGAAAAGACATGACAGGCTCTAGCGAAGAATGATCGTCTGCTTCACCTAGCTGACCTCCTGCTAAAGACATTTCACCCTTGCCGATTGCACGTTTGATTTGATCAGCAAGAGCAGGATTGGTGACTGTGCCCAGAGTTTTATTGCCCTGAGTTATAACCTGTGTTTTTTGAGAGGCTGGCTTGATCTGAATTTGTTCTGCTTCTCCCATCATTTTTCCAGCTTTTGCGCCCAATACTTTGGGCTTGTAAAGAGGGTGTTCTCTTTTGCTAGGTCCTGTAACCGATACAGCTACATTTTTGAAGGGAGCATCAGGACTTTTTGCTATGCTAGCTAGTCCTGCTTGTGGTAGCACTACGGCGGGACCCAGTGACTCGGGATCATCATATTGAGCACGCATTTCTTCGCCCTTTTTCTTCAAAAAGCGAGCAGTGCCTCTGATTTCTTTTGCTTTATTCGCGAGTTCTCGTCGATGTGATGGGTTAGTAGGTCTGGTAAATTCTTTGTCACGTACAAAGCCCAAACGTACTGCCTCTTCTACTTCTTTATTTTTATCGTGTTCAACTGAAGCTTCATTGATATAATCTTTTAAACTTTTTTTAGACTCATACTGTGGACCATAGCCCTCTGCTGCGTGAGCAGGATCATCTATGTCGGGTTCATCATCATAAGAGTCCGAAGCTTCATACTTGTCAACAGTATCTTTGACTAACTGTAAATCAGCGTCTAGCTGTGCTGCAATTTCTTTTACGTCCATGCCTTGGTTCCAAAGCTTAATGATATAATCTTCTGTATCACCTTCATGACCATAATCTCGGGCGCTACCATCTTTAAATGGATCATAGTCCCATTCGGCTTCTTTGACTTTGTCACGATCTAGTTGTTCGGAGACATTCTGTGATTCTGTTAACTTTTTACGCTTGGTTAATTCATCTAATTTAGCTAGAATGTCTTTCATGATCTATGTGCTCCAGTCTTAGGTAATGCGGGTCTGGTAATTTTACTCATTGGGCTTTTGCTGCCGCCTGCCTTGTCATCAAGATATGGCTTGAAGGGATCAAATGCAGGCTTTGTTTTTGCTGCTGCAAATTCTTGATCGGTCTTTTCTTGTTCGTATGCATTCTTTATTTTGCCGAGATAGCTATCGCCATAGGCCTTGCTAGCTTCTTTGGCATCGTCAGCAGATCCCATTTCACCGTGTGTCAAAACAGGAGAATCTTTCATTTGATTTTCGTACTGCATAACTTCACTATTGACGCTGTCGTCATAGCTAGTTTTTACACATCTAACGTAATTGACGTTGTATCCTAGGAGTTGAGCCATTTGCTGAATCATAGGCTCAGTTGCTGGATATCTAAATCTGCACTTGATTATAGTAATAGGTTGATTACTGAGGTTGGGAAACCCGTATGGGTCTTTCTGAATTGGAGTTGAAGTTGGCTTACCCATTTCAACTGGATCAAACTTTTTTAGATTATACATAAAAAGATCCAAGAAGTTCTTGTCTGCTTGACCTGCAATCTTGATAGTGTAATCGTAAGTTCTCACACTTTCAGCTATGTACTTTTTTAGACTTCGCATGAATTTACCCTGTTATTAAAAGATTATGACTAAATCTCTAAGATATTTATCATTGTTCGTCAGTTTTTCTGCTGTGCTGTTTTAACAGTTCGTTACGATCAAGCATTTGCTTTGCGTCACCCACTGCTGTACCATTTGGTATCTGCGCCAATTCGTTAGATTTTGCCGCTTCTTTTTGATTAATAGCTGCCATTTTAAGCTGTAGCTCAAGCATTTTTAACTTTTTCTGAACTTTGGCAGTCTTGGCAGTGATCGCATGACCTAGCATACTACTTGCTGCGTTGAATATTTCACTACTGAACCGTTGCTCGACTTGCATACCTAGATCAATTAGATCTTTGTAGCTGTTTTTAGCCATTTCAGCTAACTGATCCATTTCTTCGTCGGACGCTTCTAGCCCTCTGACTTGTGGTAATGCTCGCTCGATTCGTTCAATCGTTGTCAAAGACTGTTCAGAAACAACCACTACTTCTTCAATTTTGGTTGTTTCGTCACTAACACTGCTGTCAGAAAGATCAAACAATTGTTCTAATTTTTTGGACATACGCTATTTATTTTTCGGAATACCGTTGTGAAAAAGATGATCCTCTGTTATAATCCTAAATTGAAGGCCAGCTTGTTTACAATAAGCAGTTGCTGCCGCCCATTTTGCATGATTGATTGCAACGGCTTGTGTCAATCTAATGTCTTTTTTAGTACCTTCAAGCAGAGTCTGATTTTTTGGTTTAATCTCCACTATTTCAGTTAGTATAGCGCCATCTTTGTTGCGATACTGGATTATGAAATCTGGTACATAAGTAGTGATTTTTCCAGTAAAAGGATGTTTATAGGGGATGCGAAGTGGCTCACTTGCCCATTTGATTATGCTCTCAGTAAGGTCGCAGAATCTCATGAACTGAAACTCCCAGCTTGATCTGTATCTAGGCTGGTGATTGCCTACGTATTTTTGAGCATTTTTTGGGTTAAAAATACCCTGTGCCCACTTTGGTTTAGCCATTTAAAGAACTACGTTTCTAGCAACTGATTGATTTGGTCTTGGAATATTACCTACGCCATAAAGACTTGTTTTAGACTTGAAACTGTTTAGGTAGTAACAAATTTTGCGATTCATTTGCAACTTATTGTCACTGCCCTGTATGTCTTTAAGAAGATCCAAAACTGGTATCGCTGAATCTTGAGAAATTCTGAATAAGAAGCTTGTAAAATTGGCAGCTATCTGTTTACTTTTAGTAATGCTAGTGAAGTATCCATAAACTATGTCAAATTCTTCTGCGTTGACTTTCAAATCAGCAGAATAAAACGTGTCGTAAATCACAACTGTGCGATCTACTGAGTCTCTATTATCAACAAAACTAGGCATTATTTCGACCACCATTAATCTGTGTTCCCGCTGGTTGCTCTAGAGATGGAGTAAATGTGCTTCTCTGAGCAATGGCTGGAGTTCCCGCAAGACCCTGTGGGCCTGGCGAAGACTTACCTGTTGGAATGTCAAATTGTGCATTACGCAAAGAAGGTGAGTTTTTCAAAGCATCTCTGTATTGTGCTTCAACGTCTTTCCCAACATTGATATTTAGATCGATATCTTTGATGCCAGAATAAGCTAATTGAGTGTCAACTACAGCAGGTGGACGTATTTTATTCCAGAATGATTTCACGGCACCTCCTGCAGCATTCAGTAGTCCTCCTTGTCCTGTGACCTGACTGTTTGAGTCAGGCCCACTTATTGGACTTGATTTTCGATCATACTGTCCTTCATTTCCGAAAGAGGTAATAAATTCGTTAGGCGATTTACCATCAAGATTACCAGCATAATAAGTTACTGTTTCGTAATCGATAGTCATGGAATTTTTCATGACTCCACCGCCTTCGTCGTAGTTAAAGCTATCATGGGAGAAAGCTGTAATTAGTGGGTTTATAAAAGTGTATGCAGTAAAATTGTGTTGATTAAACCCGAACACTGTGATATTCTTAAAGAACGGCAACTTCACGCCACTTGGAGTTCCTGGTTCACTAGTTTCTCCGATATAACCCCAATCGTCGTCTCCAGTGATCGAATCTTTATACGTGTTTCGCTCATTGTAGCTGTATCCTGGCACAGTACTCTGAATGTTGATATCTGGTATTGATCCGGTTCGTCTACCTGAAAACGCGAGTTGAGGTTTGCCTCCGTCCTTGTAATAATACGTATAATATGCGAACCACAGCTTGTTTATTGTGTTGTCATTATCATCAAAAAATGATATGCTAATAGGATCGTACTTAATTTTGGTTTGCACCAAACGCTTTCGATTGTATTGATTCATCGTCGCGACGTTGAACCCAAAAGTAGGCAGCTTAACATCTCGTACTAGAATACCAACAGAATCGGGAACGGCTGTTGGATAAACTCCGGCATTTAAATTGAATTGCGTATGAAATAAGAACTTGAATTTAGGAGTATTAGCGTAGTAATTACTCCTAAATATCTTGGAAGCGTGCGTGTAATCACGCAGGTACACATCGCCATTTTGGCCAGCTGCGACCTGCGTTTTTTGCCCGAAGTTAGACATTAATGATTACGCTACTGAACCAATACCCGTTGAACTTCCGCCTGAAAGAATTCTACCAACTGGTGCGCCAACGCCAGATCCAAGTGGTGCTTGAATTGCGTTATCGTAACGAATAGTGAGCGCAACGGTCACTGCGTCACTGGTTGCATAGTTTAAAGTATTGTAATTTGCAGCTTGTAAGAAGCAACCGTAAAGTTCCCATGCTTCAAGAACAACTGGTACAAATGCGCCGTTACCGCCGTCGAGAATTTCGATGTTAGTCTGGAATTTGTAATCCTGACCAGTTGCCGCTGATGCCTGCTCGACAAAGTCTAATTGCTTCTGCAACTGCTGACCAACAGCTTTAGCCACTGTGCCACTCGCATCGTCACGAATATTGACGTTCATTGCTGTCCATGTGTGCTTACCAGAAACATAGATTGTCGAGTTATAGACTTGCAGTGGAATTTCAGCAAATGAAACACTTGGTCTTGAGCAGTCGATGACCTGTTTTGTCAAGCTAAGTCCTGCATTGGTGTCTACGCCAAAGTTAAGAAAATTAACTCTGAAGCGATATTGTAATTTGGGCATGAGCAAGCCCTGATTGCCGCCGGCATTATCAGATGCTACTGTCATGTTGAAAAGTGATTGTGAGGCTGTGGCCATTGAAATTCTCCTATCTCGCAAAATGCGTGTAAAGATATTTATCAAGATCCAATAAAAATCTTCATTGAGTAGTTTTTTTGCATAAATAGTTTTACATACATCAAACAGAACATCAAAGCAATATGTCAATTCAATGCCAGGTCTGTCAAAAAGTGTTTGACAAACAAATCACTAATACACATTTAAAACAGCATAATCTTTCAGTAGTTGAGTACAAAAAACAGTTTGGGCCTAACTCCATTACTTGTCAAGAATATAAAAATTATCTATCGAGCATTCGACAAGGTAAAAATAATGCGAACTGGGGGAAGACTTGGAACGAAGAAAGAAAATATCAGATGTCCGAGTTAAAAAAAGGCTCTACTCCCTGGAACAAAGACAAAAAAATAGGAGCAAGCGAAAATTTGCTTCTAGGAATAGCTAAAAGAGAGGAAAAATATCGCAGTGGTGATCTTATACGTCAGGCTGCCAAACCTTCTGATGAGACAAAGAAAAAAATAGCTGAAGGCGTGCATGAGTGGGCGGTGTCAAATACAGAACTGTTAAAACAGAATGCACAAAAGGCAGTAGACACTAAAAGACTTAGGGGCTATGATTTTGGTCTGCCAATGAGAGGTAAGTCTCATTCTGAAACTACCAAACAGATTCTACGCGAACAGCTTAACGCCCATAATTCAACTAGAAGAAAGTTGAGTAAAATCAAAGCTCAGGAAAACGCTCGCAGCATAAACTGTGATGTCGTTTCGTTTTCTGGAAATCTGGTAGAACTTAAGTGTACGGTATGTCGATCTAAATTCACATATACCAAACAATATCTCACGGATTCAAAAATTAAGTCATCTTTATGTAACATTTGTAATCCACGAACACAGGCAAAACGTAGTCAGGCAGAAATAGAATTGTTCGATTATGTGTACGCACTTGATAGAAACGCGGTCAATAACGTTAAAAAAATAGCTGACGGTTCAGAAATTGACATCTATCTCCCAGACAAAAATGTTGCAATAGAATTCAATGGTCTGTACTGGCACAGTGAACAAGTCTTAACCGCTAATGGCAGAAATAAATTGCGAGATTGGAAAAAGTGGCAAAATTTGCTAGATAAAAACATTAAACTGATATCAATTTACGAAGATGAATGGGAGCAAAACAAAGAGATTGTGAAAAGCAGATTAGCTAACATTCTAGGAAAAACTTCTACAGTTACCTATGCCAGAAAGTGTGAACTTAAAGAAATAGATAGCAAAACCGCAAGTACTTTTTGCAATCAAAATCATATACAGGGTAAAGGGCGTAGTAACTATCGTGTTGGACTATACCACAATAATGACCTTGTTTCCGTGATGACTTTTAGCAACAATAATTTGTCCAGAAGAATAAAAGGCTGGGAAATAAACAGGTTTTGTAGCAAACTTCACACACATGTTGTTGGAGCAGCCAGTAAACTGTTCGCACATTTTGTAAAACAAATTAATCCAGATACAGTTATCTCATACTCAGATAATAGATGGAGCACAGGAAATCTGTACAAACAGTTAGGATTTGAATTCTCACATCAAACTAAACCAAACTATTGGTATTTTTTACCAAATGAATGTAAACGAATTCATAGATTTGCGCTTCGAAGAAAATCAACTGACCCTCAAATATTGACTGAGAAACAACTCCGAGATAAGCAAGGATTTTACAGAATATGGGATTTAGGAAATTCCAAATGGGTTTGGAAAAACAAAAATGGGGCATAAAGCCCCATTTCTGCTAATCTTTTGATAAAGATTATAGTGCCGCTAATTCCCCAGTATTCAAGATACGTACTGGTATGTAAATAAATTCTGCGGCCTTGACTGGCTCAATAGCTACGTCAACCCACAATTCATTACGATCAATACGTGCTGGAGTGTTGTTAGACGAGTCGCAAACTACGAGATAGTCGTAGACGCCTCTCTTGGCAACTAGATCGATCATTAATGTCTCGATCACGCCAGCAATTTCTTGACGAGTGAGTGCATCGTTTGGTTCAAATACGAACGGACGAGCAGCAATTGTCAACTGACGGCGAATGTACGCAATCAATCTTGCGACGTTGGTGCGATCCAGTGCGCTTTGTGAATTGAAGCTAGTCTTGTTACCATAGTTCAACAATCCGTTGCCAGTAAAGAATACCAGAGGATTGATGAAGTTAGTATAGAGAACGTCACGAATGCCAATTCTGGTTCTGATCGTTACGAACTCGCCAGTAGTTGAATCAAGATAGCCAATGTTTGTTGCATTGTCGATCAAGCCGCGGCGCGTACCAGCTGCTGCCAGCCATGGGTAGGCAATCGTGTCATTACGTAGGAATGTTCTGAGCATCATGTGTGATGCTGGAACAGCTACTAGATTGCCACTTAGATCCGGTGCTATTCCTGATGGATAGAACAGGCCCAAGTATGTGTTGCGTGTAACTAGACCGTCTTCGCCAGTTGCAGTCGCGCCAGCAGCATTGGTTGCCCATGCTTGAATTGCGGTTGCAGAATCTGGTAGACGCATTGGAGTATCACCTAGAATGTAACCAGTTTCGCCACGATCTGCATTCAGCACTACCATGTTTGGTTGCAATTCTGGATAATTTGGGCAAGCCATCAAGTTGAAGAAGTTATCTTCGTCTCTGATTGCCAAGTTAGTGTCAATTGAGGCACGAAGACTCTGTACTACCATTGCACGCTGTGCCTTTCTTCCCATGTATGGTACTCCGTTTGATTGGAGACCTGATGTAGATACCCAAGCATCACGTTGTGTTGGTAATGAGGTATCTGGGAAGTTGACAGAGTTGAAGTAATTAACTCTGAATTGCTTGACGTTGTAACCTGAACGGCGTGTGTTGAACAACAACATACCGATTGGATATAATTCAGATTGAGGAGCATCCAAATCCAGATAATTACTAGTCAACAGAGTTTGAATTGTTGGGATTGGATCATCAGCTGGATTAGTTGAGCCATTTGGTGCCCAACGTGCATCAGCGAACAATACACCGGTTGAACTGACCTGATCTGCAATATCTAATATTACCCATTGATCTTGCGCTTCAACAGACTGCCAACGATACATTACTGGGTAATTGTTTAGATCTGCTGTGCTAATCCAAAGATCACCGTAGACTAATGGCGTGCCATCTGACTGAGTAGTTGGTGTTGAAACAGCGATAATTGGGCCGTTTGGATCAGTCGTGTTTGAGCCAGTTGGAGTTGGGAAACCATTGCTATCGTAGTTCTGATTCTTATATCCTCTCCATGCACCATTATAATTTACCATGATGTCAACCTGATCTACAACGCTGTAGAACCAGTTAGTATTATTTGGTGGAATTGCAACTGGAGCACCTTCGTTTGCTGTGTAGGCAAATTCGTACCAGTTACTTAATTGTGTCATGTAAACTTCATTCGCGACACCTTCTTTATATGTGACACCGTTGATTGCATTTACGTTTTTACTGGTAACTTTGACTACGAGATCATTAGCTGGCGTGGATCCACCTAGTGACGTTCCTAAGAAAGTAAGCTCTGTTCCAATAGCCAAGTTTGCAGAACCGCCGCTTGAGATTGCGCCTAATTCATACACCCCGTAGGCAGATGTAATACTCATAGTGAGATTACCTGAAGTATCGGTTGCTGAAGAGAACGTGGTTTCAACAGCTGGACCATACTTGACACCATCAGTGGTTCCAATTACGAAACCTGCATCTTCGATGACGCCAGTTGATTCGCCAGCATCACTATCGTCCATTACGATTACACCACCTTCGGTGTGGGTAATCTGGATAGCGCCAGATGAAGTGACTGTTGCAGTAGTGTATGGAATGCCTGCTGCTAGCCATGAAGTAACGAAATCAGTTGCATCATCGCCTGATGTGAGTTCGACTGTGTATGCGGCTGATAGGACGGCCTGTCCAGGTTCACTTACGAATACAGAAACGTTGGCAGTTGCTTGAATGTTCGCGCTGGTTTCGTCACCAGTTACAACTGTTGGACCAGATGCGATTCTTTCCCAGAGATAAACTGGGCCTTGATTGAAGGCTGCATCATAGTTATATTGAGCATAGACTGTGCCAGCTGGAATTGCTTGACCGCCCGTTGCGTCGATTGTTGAAGTGACTTGTTCGTCGCTTGTTCCAAAGTTCATAGTTTTTGGAATCCAAGCTGATACATTACCATTATACTCAGAGACTGAAGGAGTCATGCCAACACCGGCAGCTCCTACTTTGAGCCATACTGAGCCTGATGGTCTTGGAGTCGTTTGACTGCTTGTCCAAAGTGGTTGCTGAGCAGATGTGCCGTAGAAAACTACAGGCTGATTATAGACACCTGCGGCTATGCCAATTGCTGAGAGCAGATTTGAAGTACCACTAATAGTGAATGAACCGTCAGCTAATGGCAATCCACTATTCTTACTGAATAGTTGTAGGTTTCCTGCTGAGTTAACAGAAGCTGACAAGTATCCCCAGTTTAATGCGTTAATTGCGGTTGCAACTTGTGCAACAGTAGTATTTCCGGTAATTGTTGCAACAACTCCGACTGCTAAAGTTATAATCAATGATTCACCACTGATTAAAGTGGGGTTGCTTTCTGAACCTACAACAGTAGGAATGCTATCTAACCATTCTGGGCTACCCACTCCAACCCATTCGTTGCTTGAATTCTTGTAGAAGAATTGTTGGGCATCTGAAGGAGCATTTGTGGTTTGAATTGCATTGACCGCATATGAGCCGATATTGCCCAAGCTTGCCAATGGCTTACCACCGGATAGATTACCTGCGTCTGAAATAACAATAGGTTGTTGAAGAACAAATTGTCCTGTGATAGCATTGAACTCATAGATGCCCCAAGTTGAGTTAGTTGTATCTAACCACCAAGCGCCATCGTCAGGTTCACCTACTGGACGGCCAGCTTGACCCACCAGACTTGCCAAGTCTACGTCAGCGCGAAGTACCAACACTTGATTGGTAACGCCTAATGCAGAGTAAGCTGCAAGAAGACCGTATTCGTTCAATTCGTAACCTTGAATTGGCGTACCATCCGATGAAGTATAGAAGAATGGGTTGCCATATAGAGTGACCAAATCTCTCTGACTTGTTACTCTGAAGAGCTTATTGGCGTTGGCGGCTGTGGTGGCCTGTGCAACGCCTGTTCCTGTTGGATTTGCTTTATCCTGTGCTGTTGCAACCAGAATAAATGGGATTGAATTTGTTGGTGCTGGTAAGTACTGAGATTGATCGACTACAGTTACTTCTACGCCCGGGGATGTGAGTGCCATTTTTGTGATTCCTGTGTAATATTTTGAGGTTTACAACCTATTCGTATAAAAGTATTTAGCAAAAGTGTAAAAAAAATGACCAGTTTCTTGTGTGACTATAAATATTTGTATCTTCGAAGATTTTTATGTCACTCAAACAAGCCGTAATTTATTGGATTCGACTTCCCGAACACACCGACTCTAAGACTGATGGGTATCTAGGTGTATCTAATAATTTACCTCGCAGACTTCAAGGACACCTGAGAGAAATAAAAGCAAATAAACACAAAAATCCCCACCTAGTTAATGCCGTTGCCAAATATGGTTGGGAAAACCTTATCAAAGAGGTCATTTTAAATGGAGAAGAAGCGTATTGTTATGAAATTGAAGAACAACTTAGGCCTTGTAAAAGTATAGGATGGAACATAGCACCTGGGGGACACAAAGGACCAGGTTGGGTAAAAGGAAGAAAAAAGAGTCCAGAATCTATTGAAAAAATGGTTATTGCTATGAAGTCGAAAAATGAAGAGAAAAAAAAGGCTACCGTAGAAAAAAGAAGGTTGCGATTACTAGAACGTGAGCAAAAAAAACGCGCTAAGGAACAGGAAATCTTACTTCAAAAACAATTAAAGCAAGAAGCTAAAATGCAGAGACAAGAAGAAAAAACTAAAAGAGAATTAGAAAGATGTTCAGAAAGCCATAGGCGAAAATTACTAGGGATAGGAATTTTCGGTCCTAGTAATCTCAAACAAAGACCATTCTGCAAAATTTGTAACGAACGAGTATGTGCAGTAAACTATAAAAAGGCAGGTGTCACCCATTACCGTTCTATATGCGATGAATGCGGGAGAAAGAAGTCGAAAGAAAAGCCCAAAACTCCCAACTGGGTAAAGTCAGGATATAAGAAGAAAGAACATTGTGATTCTTGTGGGTTTAAGGCACTATTTCCCAGTCAAACTGTCGTATATCATATCGACGGAAATCTTAAAAACATCAGTCTTAATAATCTCCGAACGATATGCCTTAATTGCGTGGAAATCGTGAAACGAAAGCAGCCCACCTGGAAACGTGGGGATTTATTGGTTGATTATTGAGTCAATCTGCCTGTATAGATCATCAATAGTACCGTTGTTGTCAATCGTAAAGTCGTAGTTCAGACCCACGCTACTATATTCACTGGCATGAATTCCAGATTGATCCAGTTTTTTACGAGCTTTCTTGTATTCTGGATTATTTTGACCTTTTGTGACAATATCAGCCCAGGGATACCATTCTGGTTCAGGACCTCTAAACACTCGTAGAGCGATTCCTCCCAGTTTTCTGATAGACGCTATCTCATTGGGAAATCTACAATCACTGATCACAA